CCGGCCTTGCGGAGGTAGCGGCGCACGGTGTCGGGCGAGCCGTAGCCCTGCACGAGGTCGACCACGTCGGCGTCGTGCAGGTCCGGGTTCTGCTCCTTGATCTTCAGGAAGACGCGGCGCACCGCCATCGGGTCGTAGCCGGAGCGCGGCCGCCCGATCGTCGCGCCCGGGAGCTCGCGCTGCGTCGGCTTCGCCGGCACGGCCGGCAGCGCCGGCGGCGCCGGCTCCGGCGGCATCTCGCCGGCGAGCTCGCTGCTGCCGTCGTCCTCCAGCCGTTCGAGCCTGCGCTCGATCGCGGAGAAGCGGTTGAGGTAGCTGTCGCAACGCGCGCGCAGCTGGTCGATCTGTTGCTGCAGGTGTTCTCGGATCGTGGTCATGGTCAGTTCTCTTGGTAGGTGTCGCCGTCGGCGAACTGGTAGTGCATCGAGTCGTAGGGGCCGAACGACAGCTGCGCGTTCACGATCGGCGGGATCGTGCGCTGCTGCTTGCAGCCCTTGCGCTGGAACCGGGACGACAGCTTGCGGCCGCCCTTCGCTGCGCAGGTCCAGATAGGGGCGCCGTCGTCGTCGACGATCGGCGTGCTGTGCGCGCACGTCCGGCAGTTGCGCTCGGGCAGCTGCTTCCCGTGGCACAGGTCGTGGAACTGGCACGGCCAGCGCGTGCCGTCCTTGCTGGTCAGGACGCAGGGCGGCTGCTCCTCGTCCATCTTCGCCGGCGGCGACTCCTCTTCGATGATCGACTGCGCGCGGTCGACAGCAGCCTGCGCGGCCTCGCGGTCGAAGATCACGCGCTCGGCGTGGATCTCGTCGGTGTCCTTGCACACCGCGACGTAGAACGCGCGGTCCAGCTTCAGGCCCAGCATGTAGACCTGCATCTGGATCCAGTGCTCGCGCTTCGCGCTCTTGACGCCCTTCTGCTTGAGGTAGGCGAACTGCTTCGCGTTGAAGGTCTTCACCTCCAGGACGTGCTCGGTCGCCGGCGCTTCGAGCAGGCCGATGATCGTGCCGTCGAGGCTGCCGCCGAGGTGGCCCCAGCGGACCGCGAACTGCTTGCGCGTCTCCGGGTCGCGGTCGAGCACCGAGAAGCCGGCCTTGCGCAGGTCGGCGATGATCCACTTCTCCTCGCGCTTGCCGCGCTCGAACAGGCGCAGGTTCTGCCCGGTGTGCTTCGGCTTCCCTGCCCAGCGGAAGGCCAGCCAGAGGTAGCGGTCGCACCGGTGCCCGATGATCGACGCGCCCAGGTGATCGCGCCGCCAGTCGCCGGCGGTGCGCTCGTAGAGCTCGTGGATCTTGCTCACGCTGGTCGGTCCCAGCGACGTGATGTCGAACTTGGTCATGGTCAGTTCTCCTGGCGGCGCCGCAGGGCGCCGCCGTTGGTCTCCTACTTCCAGGCCGGCTTCTTCTTGCCGTTGCCGGCCGCGGCGGGCGCGGCCGCCTTCGACCCGGTGGCGGTCACGTTCGCGGCCGCGGCCGGCTTCGCGGCCTCGCCGCTCTTGTGCTTGCAGTCGCGGTATTCGCTCCGCGCCTCGTAGCCGTCGCGCGCCTTGCCCATGCGCAGCATCACCTGCAGCTGCGCGCCGAGGAGCTCGGTCGTGTCCTTGATCGCCTGCAGGTCGGTGACCATCAGGATCTTGGCCAGCTGGCCGCGCGCGATCGCCGCGGTCTTCTCGCTCTGGTGGTTGATGCAGAGGTTGACCGGGATCTTCCGGTTGGCCCACTCGGGGTGCTCGTTGGCGTCGATCTCGAACGTGATCGCGAACATCTCGCCGGCGCTCTCGCTCTTCGACTGCACGAGGTCGACGGCCGTGATCGTGGCGTGATACCAGCCGGGCGGCACGTTCTCGAACGAGGGCATGTCGTGGTCGGCGGCGTTGAACTCGAACTTCATGGTCTAGCTCTTGGTGTTGGTGTTGTTGGTTGTGCGGCCGCCGAAGCGGCCGCGGTCACTCACTCCGCGGCCGCCGGCGTCGCCGGCTCCTCGGTGTGCTTCTTGGTCCGCTTCGACGGCTTGGTGCTCACCGGCGCCGCCTGCGGGGTCACGTAGCCGGCGACGGCCGGCCAGTTCATGTCGATGCTGTCGGGCATCGCGTAGCGGTTCTTCGCGCGCCACGCCGGCCGCTCGTTGCAGTGCAGCTGGCGCTCGCCCTTGCCGACGCCGCGCTTCTTGTCGCTGCCGCTGTCGATGGTCACGACCTTGTAGTTGGCGAACAGCACCGCGTCGGCCCAGTCGCAGATCGCGGCGTCGGCCAGCTTGTGCAGCCGCAGCTGGTAGCGCTCGTAGGGGTCGGTGTCCGGCGCCTCGAAGCGCACGACCGCGCTGTGCGCGATCAGGATGACGGTCATGCCCTTGGTCTCGCGCAGCACGTCGAGGCCGCGCAGCAGCCGGCGCCACTCGTTCAGCGCGTGGGTGTAGCCCTTGCCGTAGCCGTAGAGCTCGATGCGGTCGACCTTGCCGCCCTTGTCGTGCGGCACGGTCTGGCAGACGTGGTCCCAGACCAGCGGCTCCAGCTTGTCGAGGGAGTCGATCACCAGCGTGCGGTAGTCGTGCTCCTCCTCGATCAGCGCGGAGATCGCGGCCTCCACGTCCTCGTAGGACGAGGGACGCGGGAACGCGGGAACCTGCAGCTGGCCGAGGCCGTCCTCGACGGGCAGGAAGATGGGGGCGTCGGCGGCCGCGGCGAGCGTGGTCTTGCCGATGCCGGGGACGCCGTAGACGACGAGCCGCGGTGGCAGCTGCGTGTTCTGGCGGATGGCGGACAGATCGAAGGTCATGGTCAGTTCTCCGGTGGCGTTAGATCCAGCCGACGAGGCGCGCCACCAGCGCCCAGCAGCCGATACAGAAGAGCAGGATCGCCGAGTAGACGGCGAGCCGGCTCAGGAAGGACGCGGTGTCGACGAGCTCCTCGGCGCTGCGGCCCTGGCCGCCGGCGACGAGCGGGGGCTGCGTCTGGTAGTTGATCGCGACGGCGCGCCGCGCGGCCGCGTCGAGCGCGCGCTCGATGTGCGGGCTGCGCTTGCGCGGCGCCGGCGCCGGCGGGTCGACGCTGTCGTCGTAGCAGCAGCGCTCGGTGCCGAGCTCGTCCTCGTGGAAGCAGCGGCCGCTGCAGGCGGCGTGGTCGTGCGGCTCGGCGCCGCGGGCCAGGAAGCGCTCGGCGTCCTGGCGTGTCGCGAACGTCGCGACGGTGTGCTCTCCGCGCGCGACGCGCCAGCGCTCCTTCTCGGGGAGCTCGGGGCAGTCGATGCGGGTGATGGTCAGTTCCTCCATGGCGGGCTCCGTAAAGTAGTGGGGTGTGCCGTTCTGTTTCAAGCTACTAGATGCTGAGGTGGGGCGCGAGCTCGGACACCAGCGCCTCGATCTCGCTGGCCTGGGCGAGGTTCTCGCGCAGGGCCCAGCGGACCCAGCTGCCCGGGCGGTCGTCGACAGGGCGGAAGGTAGGTGCGTTGCTCATGTCGGGAGAGGCTAGCGTCTGTTCCACTTCGTTTCAATCCCCCCAGGTGAGAAATCCGGCCAGGGCCCCCGGGACCGCCCGGCGCCCTGGCCGGCCGGCTACCCGCGGGTGACCTCCCGCAGGCGCCGGATGAGAACGGTGACGCACCGGGCGCAGTCCTTGCGCCGGCGGTTGATGCGGACCACGCGGCCGGGCAGCCGCTCGTCCCAGAGAAGGAGCTCGCCGGTGCGGTTGATCTCGCGGATCTTACCGCCGAGCTCGGCCCACTCGCGCAGGGCGTCGCGTAGGTTGCAGCCGCTACTGGTCATCGAACACCGCCCTGCCGTTGTTTAGCTTGGCGAACTTCTGTGCCTCGCGACGAGTCATGTAGGGCTGCGTCTCACACCCTCCACTGCCGTGCGGGATCCACGACCACAGCGGTGTCCTCTCCTGGGTTCCGCGCGGCTCGAACCGGAACGTCTGCCCTGGGCACGGCCCCTTGTCGGTATAGCTGGCGCCGCACCTGGAGCAGTAGCTGATCTCGTTCAGGGTGCCGGATTCCGGCACGACGTGTTCGACCTTACTCATGGTTGCCCTCCAGGTGCTTGCGCAGCGCGTCCATCGCGGCGCGCATGCCGAGCTCCAGCTGCTGCACCACGGCCTCGTTCATGGTGACCATGACGAACGCGCGGCGCATGCCGTCGGGCGTCATCACGTCGATCGCGTTGACGCCGAAGTGGATCTCGGCCGGGCCCTGCAGCAGCACGCCGATGGTGTCGCGCACCATCCTGCCGATCTCCTCGTTGTCCTTGTTGGTGGTCACGACGAGGCCTCCGCGGTTAGGTGCGCGACCACGTCGCTGCGCCGACGCTGCATGTAGATCGAGCCCGTCCACCAGACGGTGCCGTCGCGCTCGTCGACGCCGTGGACGAGGAGACCGGTCCAGGTCTTCGGCTCGTCGAGGTCGTGCCCGACGACGCCCCAGGCGTCGCCGATGCGAACTAGGGACGGAGCGGTGACGTGCCGCAGCGCGGCCGCGAGCACCTGCTCCTTCTGCTTCTGCGAGAGTCTCATGTTCAGTTCTCCCTGCGGCAGTCGCCGCAGCTGCAAGGTGATGCCTCGCGCACGCGCTTGAGGCACTCGGTCAGTGTGGTTGCGGTGTCCATGTGCAGGCCGCCACAGCCGGCCTGCCAGCCCTTCTTGAAGTAGACCCACCAGCGCGCGTCCTCGCTGGGCTCCTCGCGGAGCGCGCGGACGCGCGGGTGGTTCTCGATCTGCTCGCGCAGCTTCACTGCTTCTGCTCCTCCTCGATCAGCTGGTCGATGAACGTGTCGAGCGCGCGCTCAGCCCAGCCTGTGACGAGCCAGTCCGACAGCGAGTCGCGGCCGTTCTCGGGGATCCACAGCGCGCGCGACAACGGCAACCGCCGCCTCTTCCCGTCATCGAGCTCCACGACCTCGCCGAGGAACTCGACGGTGCAGTCGTCGACGACGTGGCACATCGCGATCACGAGGTCGTTCTCGCGCTGCGACTCCTCCAGCCGATCGCCCTCGGACCAGATGTGGATGCGCTGGCAGCCGTTGGCGCGCGCGTGCCGGATCAGCCGGCGCGCGATGCGGCGCGCCTCGATAATGTGCTCGGGGGCGTCGTGGTGCCCCCACTCGGGAAGCGCGAGGAGCTCCTCGCGGGTGTGACGACGGCCGCAGACGCAGACGGCGCCGATGTTCCGGGGCTTGATCTTGAACTCCATGGTCATGGTCTCCTTGGTTGGGGCGAGCGCTCAGTAGCGCTCGCCGATGTCCCGGCGCCAGGGGTTCCGGCTGCGCCACTCGGCGCGGCCGTCGAGGGCCGGACGCGGCGCCGGCGTCGTGGCCTCGATGCTCTTCTGGGAGAGGGTCTTCCTCGCGATCTCGGCCTTGGCCGCGATGTCGGCGAGGTCGGCCTCGCTGGCGTCGCCCCAGGGCAGGCCGAACTTGTCCGCGCAGATCGGCCCGTAGCCGACGCTGCGCGAGCGCTTGTCGGTGAGATCGCGCTGGCAGTAGCAGCAGCGGCCGGTCGCGATGCCGTGCAGCGCGAGCACGAGCTCCGGCTCACGCGCCGCGGTCTTCACCAGCTGCTCGATGGCGAACGTCCAGTCGTTGGTGCCGTAGACCTTGCCGGCGGCGTCGACGCGCGCGAACAGCACATCGTTCGGCCAGCGGCCGCCCTTGATCAGCGCGATCGCCGGCGGACGACGGTCGTTCAACGAGAGACTGATCTCGCCACCTTCGGCGGGCAGAGTGATCTTCGGGAACTTCTTGCCGGCCTCGGCGGCCTTGCGCAGCAGCGCGAGCAGCGCGCTCACGTCGAGGTCGGCGACCGCGGCGCCGAGCGAGCGGAGCTCCGGGTGCGCGGCGTCGGTGGCCAGCTTGTGCAGCCACGCCATCTGGTTCGGCGACAGCTTGCGCGCGCGGGCGGCGCCCAGCAGCGACTCGGCGAACTCGCTGGGGCGAGCCTGCTGAGCCGTATGTGCGGCGAGCGCGTGGTAGGCCGAGGCGAGGTCGGCGAACGCGGAGGTGAAGGTGATGTCCTGGCCCTTGGACCGGACGGTGAAGGTCGGGTTGGTCGTGTCGGTTGCCATGGGTGAGAAGGTAGCGGCTGTGCCACTTTGTTTCAATCCCCCCATCGGAGATTTTCTCTCCCGGGTTGAGGGGTTGGAACAAGATGGGACAGGCGCTACACTTCTGGCGCCATGAAGACCAAGACCAAGACCCTACACGACCTGCTCCTCGACCGCGGGCTGGGCCCGCAGGAGGCCGCCGCGCGCGCCGGCGTCGGGCGCTCCTCGCTCTGGCGCTGGACCACCGGAACCGCGTGGCCGCGGAACGATCAGCTGGCCGCGCTCGCCAAGGCGCTCGACGTGGACACGACCACGATCGTCGAGGCGCTCGCCGAGTCGCGCGAGCGCGCCGAGCGGCGCGCGCGCCGGCGTCGTGCTAGGGCCCGCAGCTGACCCAGTCGCGCACGACCGTGACCGCTGCCTCGCGGCAGTGCTTGCACAGCTTCCACCCCGAGCCGAACGCGATCGGGCGGACGAAGTAGTCGTCGCCGCACCGATCGCACAGCGAGCGCTCGCGCATCGTCTCCTCGATCGGCGGGTGCTTCGGCTCGCGCGGCCGCGACACGTTGCTCGGGTAGGGCCGCAGCGGCGCCTTCAGCGCGTCCTCGATCGACATGCCGCGCTCAAGTCGCGAGTGCAGCGTGCGGCGGTCGATGCCGTGCTTCTTCGCCAGCTGGGCCAGCGGCCACTCGCGGCCGCGGTAGAACACGGTCAGCATGGAAAGCGCCGACGAGCTCGACGCGGAACTGACCGACACGTCTGGGGAATGGGGAGAAGCCATTGAGCTCGTCGGCGCGCGGCCATCCTATTGCTTGGTGCCAGTGGATGCACGGCCCGTGGTCAGGCCGCGAAGAACATCGAGCGCGGGGATCGTCGAGAGGCTCGGGTCGATCTTGCCGCGCGACCAGTCGGTGAGGTAGCTGACCGGGCGCGCGAGCGGCGCCAGCGGCAGACCGGTCAGCTGGTTGATCAGGGTCATGGTGTCGCGGATGTTCCGGCCGGTGGCGTCACGCTCGCCGTCGGCGGTCGCCTTGATCGTGTTGATCAGGCCGTTGATGCCGCGGTAGAGCGACATGATCGTCGGCGACGCCGCGACCTTGTCGCCGAACTGCCGGTTCGAGAAGGCCTGCTCCAGGATCGCGGCGACCTGCGGGCCGACGGCCGGCAGGAACGCGGCCGCGCCGCGCAGCTGCGACAGCGCGACGATGTCGATGCTGTCCCAGATCCAGCCGTCGAGCACCCACTCGTCCTGGTCGGGGTCGTCCGAATCCCACTGGCCCCAGAGCACCTTGGCGATCGCCTCGGAGAAGACCATCGGCAGCGAGAACGCGAGCACGGCCGCGCGCACCTTGTGGTCGCTGTAGCCGATCGTGTTCAGCACGTTGTTGAAGAAGCCGGTGAATTGCGTCCACGCGCGCTGCCACGGCGAGCCGACCTCATACTTGGCCACGTCCTCCGGGTTGAACGAGCCCTGCGCGAGGCGCACCGTGCTGTTCGCTTCGAGGATCGCGCGGCGCTCGTGCTGCTCCGCGGTCTCGCCCGGCTTGCGCTCAGCCATCGTCTGATCGAACGCGCCGATCCAGGTGACGATGTCCACTTGGTTCTGCACCATCGCCTGCAGCGCGTAGGCCTTCTTCGCGGTCCAGGCCTGCAGCTTCGACCACGAGCTCGGGTCGAGCAGCATCTCGTCCAGGTCGTTGCGCATGCTGAAGACCTGGTTGTCGATCCGGTCCTTCATGAAGTCGGAGCGCTTCAGGATCCACTCGACCAGCTTGCCGCGCTCGCTGGTGTAGCGGCGCAGGCCAGCCATCAGGTAGCCGCGCTTCACGTAGACCAGCGAGTTGGTGATGCCGGTCAGCTGCTGCGCGGCGTTGACCGGGTTCAGCATCATGATCGCGACGCCGGTGTTCCTGCGCAGGAACTTGCCGATCGCGTTCCACAGCGGATCGCCGCCGGGCTTGTAGAGCGTCTGCGTCGCGGCGCGGTCGAGCCACGGCATCAGCACGTCCTTCACCACGTTCGGGTGGATCCGGTTGAGCACGGCCGACATCTCGACGCGCGCGCCGTCCTCGGTCTCGAACGAGCCGCCCAGGATCTTCAGCACGTCGCGGATCCGCGGCTGCACGAACGCGAACCGCATCGCCTTGTCGATGTGCTGCGCGATCATGTTCACGTCGAAGGTCAGGAAGCGCTTCCGGTAGTTGTCGATGCGCTCCTTGACGTTGCCGAACTGGACCTTCGGGATCTCCTTGCGGAAGTCGTCCTGCATCGAGTCGGGCGTGATCGGCTCCTCGGCCGTGCCCATCAGGTCGCGGTCCGCGGCCGCGGGGACGTAGCCGCCGCGGAACGTCTCGCTGTGGCCGTCGGGGAACTCGACGGTGAACTCCTGCGCCTCGACCTCCTTGAAGTAGTAGCCCTCCAGGTAGCGGTGCGCCTCCTGCAGCAGCGGCTTGATCTCCTCCATCATGTCCCAGACCTGCTGGGCGAAGCGGAAGTGCTCGGGCTTGAGCCTACCCTCCTGCACGAGGCGATCGCGCAGCGCCAGCCAGCGCGAGATGTCGACCTCGCCGTTCACGTCGATGTCGGCCCAGGGGTGGCCCGGCCGGCCGGCGACGAGCGCCTTCTCCTGGTTGCTCCTGTTGCCCATGTGCAGCAGGAAGCCGACGAGCTCGGCGTCGCTGGTGAACGTGTAGCCGAACTCCTTCGTCGCATCGACCGGCCGCTTGTCCAGCGGCAGCGCGCGCACCATCTCGACCAGCCGCTTGGTGAAGACCACGGCCTGGGCGCGATACTTGTCGAGCGCGAGCCGGAGCTCGTCGAACAGCAGCTGCGAGAACGCGCCGTGCTCGCCGTGGTCGAGGTAGCGGAACAGGTGCTCGACGCGCGTCAGGTTCGCCTTGGTCCCGAGCAGCATGCGGCCGGCGCGCTCCTGCTTGGTCAAGGCCTTGACCTCGCCGGCGACGTGCTCGGGGATCTTGTCGGCGACGCCGGCGACCAGCTTCCGCACCGCGTCCTCGACCATCATCTTCTGGTTGCCGATCTCGATGTGGCGGTCCAGCTGCGCCCGCTCCCACAGCGTGCGCACCGCGTCGTGCAGCGCGCGGAACTCGTCGAGGGTCAGGTCGCGGTAGTCGAACGGGCCCTGCGCGAAGCGCGCGAGCACCGGCTTGTGCTCGTCGAACAGCTGCGGGTCGTAGCGCTGCAGCATCTCCAGGTAGTCGACCGTGCGGTCGACCAGGTAGTCGGGCAGCAGCCCGGTGCGGGCCAGCAGCCAGCGCGCGATGTTGACGACGTTCACGTCGTAGCCGGCCTTCGCCAGCTTCTCGTTCGAGCGCTGCAGACGCTTGAAGAACTCGCGCGCCTTGGCGACCTGCTCGCGCGCCTTCAGCGCTTCCGACGCCAGCTGGTTGTTGAGCAGCTGGCGCTGCTTCGCCTGCGCGGCCTCGTTCGGGTCGCCGGCCTTGCGGCCCTCCTTGCCGGCCTTCGGCCTGCTCGCCTGCTCGGCCTCGCGCGCCGCCCTGGCCTCGGCCTGGGCGTAGCGGTCGGGGCGCAGCGTGCGCAGCGTGCGGCCGCCGAGGATGCGCTGCGCGGCGAAGCGCGCGGCCGCGACCATCAGCCGCACCGGCTTGCCGGTGCCCGACAGGAAGCGCTGCTCCACCGCGATGAAGCGGGCGCGCGCCTCGTTGTGCAGCGCCTTCTCGACCGCGGCCTCCAGGCGCTGCGGGTCGGTGAGCTCGCCGTGCTGGTCGAGCATCTCCTTCTCGACGCGGAGCTCGACCTCCTCGTCGATCGGCCGCGCCGCGACCATGTCGCGCACCATCAGGTCGGCCGACTCGTAGCCGAGGAAGTTGGCCGTGGTCTCGATGTCGGCGCCCTTCTTCGACAGCACGCCGCGGCGCCCGGTGCCCAGCTTCTTCTCGGCGGCCGTGCGCGCCTTCTCGTCCAGGTTGGCGAGCAGCTTGCGCACGTCGTCGAGCGACAGCTTGCTCTCGCCCGGCGCCTCGCGCAGGAGCTCCAGCGCCATGTAGACCTGCTCCTGCTTCACCTCCGCGGTGACGCGCTCGCGCACCGTGGCCTTGACCTTCTCGCCCTCCTTCTGCAGCTGCTTCAGCACGCGGCCGCGAGCGCCGCGCAGCCAGCGCAGCTGGGACAGCGACGCGCGCGTCAGGTCGGTGACCGCGGCCGCGCGGGCCTCCTCCAGCACCTGCTGGTATTCGTCCCACTGGTCCTCGGTGAAGCCGGCGGCGACGAAGGCCTCCTTGTCCTGGTAGAGCGGCAGCATGCGCCGCATCGCCTCGGCCTCCTCGATGGTCTGCTGCGAGGCCAGCATGCGGTCGAACACCTGCTTGACCTCGGGCGTCATCGCCGGCAGGTCGGTGCCGAAGTTCTCCTTGAAGATCCGGTTCAGGGTGTCGCGGATGTCGCGGTAGACGCGGATCATCCAGGTCCGCATGCGCGCGTAGAGCGACTCCAGCTGCGGCGCCGGCGCCTTGCCCTCGAAGGCGTAGAGCTCGAACGAGTAGGCCAGCTGCTCGTGGAAGCGCTCGCGCTGGTCGTCGGTGAGCGCGTTCCACTGCGCGATCATGTCGAAGCCTCCGGTGTCGATCGGCAGGTCGCCGGTCTCGGCGAACCAGCGCAGGATCGTCTCCACGTCGTTGCGCACCTGGATCGGCGGGTTGGGCCCGCTGGCCACGCGCACCATCGTCGTGAAGAAGAAGTGCGACATCTCGTGGATCACCGTCGAGGAGTCGGCGTCCTTCTCCAGCACCGCGGTGCGCAGCCGCTCATAGAAGCGGCCGCGGCCCGACGGCGCGGCGAGGCCGGGCTCGGCGACGGCGGCCTCCTCGATCGCGGCAGCCATCTGCATCGACTGGTCGGCGATCGCCGGCGCAGCGGCCGCGAGCTCCTCCTGCTGGAGCGCGGCGGCGGCGTCGCCGTCCGCGACCTTCTTGCCGTCGACGGCCTTGTCGTAGAACCCGCGGTAGCTCGGGTCGACGACCATGTAGACCACGTCGGGCTCGCCGCCGTTGAATGCCTTGAAGAACCGCTTGCTCCAGCCCGGCGGCTTGTAGGCCTCGTTCCACGGCACGCGCGCCACGACCTTCAGGCCGTGCGCCGCGTAGAGCCCGGGCAGGATCGTGTCGAAGGCGTCGGCCTTGATGCCGCCGTTGGCGACCGCGATCTCGACGATCGTGCGGCCGGCCTTCTCGTCGCTGAACAGCGAGACGATGTCGCCGTCGGCCTTGACCGCGACGCCGCTCTTGCCGCTCTCCGACAGGAACAGGCGCATGCCCTGGTAGCTGTCGTAGACGTAGACCGCGGCGCCCTCGGCCTTCCCCTTCGACTTCTTGAACGCGCGGATCGCGTTGCGGTAGGCCTTCGCCGACTGCGGGTCGGCGGGATCGAGCTCGAAGAACTTCGGCGTCGCGATGCCGACGGCCTTGAACCTGTTGGCCAGCTTCTGGCCCAGGGTGAGCTCGGCGACCACGGGGGCGCCGAGCTTCTTGTTCAGAACCCCGCGTCCTCGATCATCCGCAACGCTTCGGCTTCGGACAGACCAGGGTTCTGCCGCAGCAGCTGCGCGAGCGGATCGAGCGTTGAGGGTTGCGACTGCTCCGTAGAACTCCTTGCGCTGGCCAGGAGAGAATCCAGCTGCTCCGCGCTGATCGGCTTCTTGTCCTTCGCGCGCAGGAGCGCGTCGTCGTGCTGCGTCTGGGCGTCCATGCTGTTCCTCTTGCTTCAGGGTCGAAGCGATCGCGGCCTCGTCAACGCCGGCGGTCCTGGCGACCGCGACGGCGGCGTTGGCGTAGTCCGGGGCTTCGTCGTCAGTATACCCCATGGCCGCCTCAGTGTCATCCTGTTCCACTGCGGCCTTGGCCTTGGCGGTGTCGTAGAGCCTCTTCTCGGCATACCAGAGCACGGCCTGGAGGTCGGCCATGGTCAGCCCGATGAGATCGGGGTTGTCGGCCTGCAGGCGCTCCAGGATCCGGCCGAACACCCGGCGGATGTATTGGCGCTCGGCCGGGCTCTGGGGATCCTCCTTCTGCCCGTCGAGATACTTGCGCAGGGAGATCGCGGCGCGCCGGAGCTCGTCGGCCTCCGCGCCGATCGCGATCATCGCGTCGCGCGGCCGCTTGCGCGCCGACATCTTGACGACCTCGGCGGCGAGCTCGTCGGGCGCGGCGTCGAACTTCACCGTCGACCGGTAGGTGACGGTGTGCTTCTCGTCCTTCTTGCCCTCCTCCCAGCTGACCTGCAGCGTCTCCAGCTGCTGGCGCTGCTCTGGCGACAGAGCCTTGATCGCGGCCTCGACGCGCGTGCGCGACTCGACGATCTTGTCCTGGCGCTCGACGATCAGCGTGCCCGTCCAGCGGCCCCAGGTCCGCACCAGCCACCGGTCCATGGTCAGCTGGTCGAACATGCCGTAGAGGTTCGCGAAGAACCCGTTGCCGATCTTCGGCCCCAGGATCGCGGCGCCGAGCACCAGCGTGTCGGCCGACTCGCCGTCGACGTTCAGGCCGGTCGAGCTCTGCACGATGCCGGCGCGCTGCGGCGTCAGCATCATCTTGCGGAAGCGCTCCAGGCCCCAGGCCTCGGCGAGCTCGTTGAACTTCCGCAGCTGCTTGGCGATCACCTTCGCCGACGTGCCGATGCCGATGTCGGTCGGCATCTTCCCGGTCTTGCGGTAGGCCTTGTAGGCGCGCGCCGCGATCGGGAAGTTGTCGGACACGTCGATGCCGTTGCTCGTGACCGCGAGCACGTAGACGAACGCGAAGCGCGCGTCGGGGTCGGTCTTGAGCTCGGGGTGGATCAGCGACAGCACGGCGAGCGCTTGCCGGGTCTTCAGGTCATACCAGCCGACGGCGTTGGCATTGGCCGAGAGCGCCTGCAGCGCGTCGGCAGTGCCCACGTCGACGAGGTAGTCCTCGACCTCCTTCGACTCGACCACCTCGGGGATCGTTGTGCCCGGCTTCTGCTCGGTCAGCTGGACGCCGGCGTCCGCGGCCGCGGCCTCGGTGCGCTGCTGCAGCGCGACCTTCATGTCGCGCACGCGGCCCCACTGCTTCGACTCCGCGAGCTCGACGGCCTTGTCCAGGCGCGTGGTCTCGGAGACGGCGTCGAACTTCGTGTCCTCGATCGGGTGACCGATCGCGTTGACGACCTGCTCCGGCTGGAACGCGACGACGGCGTAGTCGCCGACGATCATCGCGTCGTGCCCCTTGGCCTGGAGCTCCGCGATCTTCCGCTTGCTGTAGGCCTTCGGGCTCTTCGCGTTGCGGAACTCCTCGACCTCCTGCGGGCTGAGCGTGTAGGGGTTCTGCGCCGACACGTAGGCGGCGCGCGTCTGCGTCGAGGCGTCGCCGCTGCCGGGCTCGGCGTGCTCGGGGCTGGGCGCGAACCAGATCCCCGAGGCGCTCTTGCGGAACTTCTCGAACGCGGCCGTCGTGCCGTGGTAGAGCCGCATCGGCTTGCCGGCGGCGTCGCGGATCTTCGTCTGCTTCACGGCCGCGCGCTCGGTGGCCGACAGCTGCTGCAGCGGGCGGCCGACCTTGGGCTCGCGCTCGCCGGCGGCGAGGAACCGCATGCCGACGGTCTCGTGCCACTGCTGCGGCGACAGCTTCTCGTAGCCGGAGTAGACGGTGGCGAAGTGCCCGTAGAGCATCGCCTGCGTCTTCGCCTCGGTGGGCGTGCGGCCGGCGGCGATCAGCTGGCGCTCCATGTCGTCGCGCACGGCCTGGACCTCGGCGACGAAGGCCTTGTCGGTCTGCTCCTTCTCGGTCAGGATCTTCTTCGCCTGCTCGACGATCTGCTGCTCCTCCTCGGTCGCGATCTTCCGCACCTCGCGGATGCTGACGCCGTCGGGGTCGACGCGCGCGTCCTGCGCGAGCGCCTTGCCGAACGTCGACGACAGGAAGCGCGCGCCCCAGGTGTGGGTCGGCACCTCGACCACGCCGGTCTCGACCGACTCGCCGTAGGCCTTCGCCACCTCGGGCGCGAGCTCGGCCAGCTGGCTCTTGCTGATGCCGGCCTGCTCCAGCGCCTGGGTGAACTCGTCGGTCTTGAAGTAGACGTTCTCGACGCGGGTGCCTTCGCCCAGGACGCGGAGGAATCGCTCCAGCATTCCCGGCGAGCGCTCGGTCAGCTTCGTGTCGTCGACACCCTTGGACAGGCCGTTGACGAAGCGCTCGGTGCCGTTCGCCTCGCGGATTCGCTTCATGTCACCGCGCAGCTGCGAGAGCGGACCGATCGAGCTCAGCAGTGCCACGCCGCGCAACGTCTCGGCGATGATGCCGCCGACGCGCTCGACCCAGCCCGGCTGCTGCTTGATCGCCTCCCAGTCCAGCTTCGACGGGTCGACGCCCATCTGCTTCCTGATCGCCACCTCTTCGGCGATCATCGACGTGATCTCCTGCCCGACCTCGGTGATCACCTCGCCGCCGGCGTCCTTCAGCCAGGAGACCGCGAAGCGCTTTGCGGCCGCGGTCACGGTCGGCTTGACCAGCAGGTCGCGCGCGACCTCCTTGCTGATCATCTTGCCGAGCTCCTTCCTGGCGGTGCTCGTCCAGGCGCCGAAGCCGACGATCTCCAGCGTGCCGTTGACGAGGCCGACGAACCCGGCCGCGGTCGCCGCCTGCTCGTGGGACACGCCAAGGTCGAGCATGCTCTTGTAGGCCTGCCCGGCCTCGACCTTCGCGGTGTGCCCGAACAGGCCGGCGCGGAAGCCGGCCCAGAACATGGTCGGCACCGACACGAGCTCCTCGGGCAGCACGGCCTGCGGGCCGGCCTGCCCGAGCACGACCGCGGTCGTGGCCAGAGCGCCGCCGTAGGCGCCGGCCTCGGGCATCGCGTCGAGCATCTGCCCGATCACGCGCGACGTGCCGTAGAACAGCCCGAGCAGGCCGTGGCCGCTGCTGTCCTGCGGCAGCTTGGCGAGCTCGTCCTCGATCTCCTGTGCGCGGGCGCGGTCCGCCGGCGTCGCCACGCCCTGGCGGACGCGCTCGTAGAGCAGCCCCTGCTCGCTCTGCAGGTAGCCCGACCTGCCCTGCGCATACAGCTGCTCGAAGAACCCGAGCTCCGCGGTCTGGTCGCTGGCGATCGCCGCGAACTCTGGGTCGGTCATCATGCGCGCGAGCAGGCTGTTGCCGTTGGCCAGCTGCAGCCGCTCCAGCGTCCGCCGGCGCATGAGCTCGCGCACCTTGTCGATGTTCCGCTCCACGAGCTCGGGCTCCAGGCCGAGCTCGACGCCGAGCTTCTGCGCCTCGCCGGCGAGGTTGGGGTCGGTCTTCACCGCGCGCATGAACGCGCGCGTGGTCTGCGTGTCGTTCGCCAGCTTGAACTCGTCGACGAACTGCGCGGCCGCCGCGTCGCGCGGGTCGGGCGGCGGCGGCCCCTGCGTCACGTCGGTCGGCGTGATCGTCGGCTGCGCGACCGGAGGCTTCTGCATGCCGTCGATGAAGCGCGCGGCCGCGGCGTCGCGCGGGTCGGCGAACGTGAGCTCGGGCGCGCGGGGGTCGCGGGACGGCGCGAACTGCAGCGGGTCGGTCGAGGTCATCGCGGCCACCTCTGCCCGGCGCGCCAGCGGAGCTCGCTGCTGTAGCCTTGCTGCTTCCAGATCGGCACCTGCTCGGGCTCGGGCTTCGGCGCGTAGAACTGCAGGTAGATCGAGCGCATCATGTCAGCGGTCGGGGTGATACCACGCGATCGGATCACGTTGAAGATGCGGGTCGCGTCGGCAGCGGGGATCTTCGACGCCAGCCACGCGACCTGCGTCGTCGACGGCCGCGCGACGTTGGCGTCCTGGAACAGCTTCAGGATGTTCGCGGCCTCGTCGCCCTTGCCCTTGGCCACGCGCATCTCCTCGCCCCACTCGGTCCGGTAGGCGACCTTCTCTTCCTCGGGCGTGAGCTCCCACTCCCACTTCTCGGGGTCGGTGCCCCACTCCTCGACGCTGACCTTCGGCTCCAGCACGACCGCGTCGGCGATCGCCTGCAGCTTGTCGTCGTCGACCTTGATGCCCTTCGACTCCAGGACGTTGATCCTGTTCTGCACCTCCATCGCGAACTGCGCGTAGCGGAGCTCCTCCGAGTCGCCCTTCGGGCCGGTGATGCTCTTGATCACCTTGTTGCCGGCGGCGACCTTCTTCATGCGGTCGGCGTCGCTGAACACCGAGGTGTGCGCCACCGGCTTGCTGGTGTTCTGCGCGGCGTGGAACTGCTTGAGCTCGTCCCACTCGCTCGGGCCCAGCTTGGCGTAGAACTCGTTGTAGAGGTCGCTGTAGCTCATGCCGCGCAGGCGGCCGGCGTCGAGCGCCTTCATCACGTCGGCGTAGGCGCGCGGCGTGGTCACGCGGCGCAGCCCGCCCTGGAACTTCGAGGCCTCGTCGAGGCGGCCATACTTCTCCAGGTCGTTGCGCAGCTGCGGCGGGAACGACGGCGAGTCGAGCGTCAGGTTGGGGTCGGCAGCGAACAGCCGCTCGGCCGCTTCCTGCGTCTCGCGCGTGCGATCAGCCCACATCTGCCGGCGGCGGTTGTGCGTCGCCTCGAACTCGGCGAGCGCCACGCGCCGCTCGTCGGCGTCGATGGTGCCCTTGCTGAAGCGCTTCTCGATCTCGGCGACGCCCAGCTGGTAGGCCTCGCCACCGAACACCTCGTAGTTGGCGACCGCACGGTTCTGCTGCTTCGCGATCCTCGGCATGATCACCTGATCTGTGCCGCTCACGATCTCGGCGGCCAGCGTCGCGCCGTTGTCGTTGACGCCCGCGCGCCGCACGGCCGCGTTCATGTCGGCCAGCTTGTCGGGCGCGACCTGCCGCTCGTCCAGCTTGGCGACGTAGTCCTTCGCCTGCTGCGTCTTCCCCTTGCCGATCAGCTGCTCGACGATGCCCATGTGGATCGCGGTCGTCGTCTGCAGCACGAGCTCCTGGCGGCGCGGGTCATTCTTCTTCCAGCCCTTCAGGTCGGCGACGCGGTTGGCCTGCCCGATCGCGGTGTTGCGCTGCACGTCGAAATCGGAGGCCTCGGCCTGCGCCTGCGCGTAGGTCTTGCCGCGCAGCGACTGCGGCTCTTGGCCCTGCGGGCCCTGCATCTTGCCGGTCGCGAGCGACTCGGCGGCCGCGGCCGACACCTTCGCGTTGTCGCTCAGCGAGCGGTTGACGAACGACTCGACCGCGGTGCGCGCGGCCTGCACGCGCATCGCGTCGGCCTGCCCGATGCCGTCGATGCGGACCTGCTCGGCCTCGTGGCCGTAGACCCGCTCCTTGACGCCGACCATGTGCTTGCGCACGGCCTCGCGGAACATGCCGCGCTGCACGTCGTTCTCCAGGCCGGCCTCGATCTCGCGCCACGACTTCTCGATCTCGCCGAGCGCCTTCGCCCGGTAGTAGCCCTGCGCGTTCTTGCCATCGGTGTAGAGGTAGCCGTTCTCGCCAGACAGCACGGCGCTGGCCCGGTCGGCCCACTTGGTGAACCCCTCGGTCACCCGGTTGTCGTCCTGCTGGTCCTGCATCACCCGGGCGGCCGCGGCCACGCCCTGGCCGAACTCGGCCTGGGCCTGCCCCATCTGGGCGACCTGCCGGCCGGCAACGTCGGGCAGGGGCGCCCCGCCAGGGGCGTCGTAGGAGGGCGAGGATCCGGTCTGCAGGCCGATCTGCGGCAAGGGCACTCTGGGCATCACTCACCTCCCCCGCGGCGGTAGCGGGCGCTCTGGCGCTCGGAGGCGGCCCATTCCCGGGCGACCGAGCCGGCGCTCCCGAGCAGGCTGGTCCCGGCCCCCATCCAGGGGCTGATCAGGCCGGCCGTCCGGCGGGCGTTCTCGGCGCCCAGGCCGGCCATCCTGGCCTCGGCCTGGAGCCCGACGCCGCGAGCTCGGGCGGCGTTGGCGGCCCGGACGGCGTTGGCGTTGATCGTGATCATGTCCGCCTCCTTGGCATACTCGATCGAGGCCGCGACCTCGGCCTCCGAGCCGACGCCGCCCTGGAGGCCCCTGGCGGCCGCGCTGGCGCGATGGGCGCCCCGGACCTGCCGATACTGGAGCCCGACCCTTCCGGCCTCCTGCTGGCCCGCCTGGAGCTCCAGGACGGCATCGTTCGCGGCCGCCCGGGCGTTGATGGCGGCCATGCTCTGCCGATACTCCAGGTCGAGCGCCTGCGACTTCAGCTGGTAGCGCTGGGCCTGGGCGGCGTAGTAGGTGCCGACGGCTTGGTTCAGGTAGCCGCCGATCGACATGACCATGCCGAAGTCCTGGACCTGCGAGGGGGAGAACCCCAGGAAGGTCATATCGCCGCCGCCTTCTTGCACTCCGACCACGTCAGCCTCCTGCCGCCACTTCGATGGTGAGCCCGGTGACGTTCAACGGGGCCGCGGTGCTGGTCTCGATCAGCACCTGCCCGTCGTCCGTCCACGACCCGGGGAGCGTAACCGGCACGAGCTCGGAGAGCAGCTGCCCTGCCGCCGGCGCGCGCGAGTTGACCAGCAGCCCCGAGCTCGGGCCGATCTTGAACTGCCCGCTCTCGAAGACCCGGGCCCAGACCGCGTTGATGTTCTTCTGCCGGCCGTAGCCGGCGGCCGCGTCGACCTGCATCGCGAGCGGGATCGTCCGCAGCTGCGAGGTGATCGCCAGCCCGACGTGGACCTTGGCGGCCGCCGTCGGCAGCGTCAGGATCGCGCCGGCGCTCGCGGTCGCCGTGCCGTGGACGCCGTCGGCGAGGTAGGCCACGGCCGCGCTCGCGAAGTGCGGTGGGAGCTCGATCGTCGTCGTCGCCGTGCCCTGGTAGGTGATGCCGGCGTCGACGTAGAAGCAGTCCTCCAGCGCCTGCACCCGCTGCCGTGAGATCCGCTCGATGAAGCGCGTCGAGCCGCGCTTGACCGCGACGTAGAGCACGTCCTCGACGCCCTCGGCCAGGGCGACCACCGACTCGAACAGCCCGCCGTTGGTGTCGTGCTGGTGCCACGAGCCGATCGACTCGTCGGGCAGGTAGGTCATCGCCAGCAGCTTGCCGTTCGAGCTCACGCACCAGACCGTCGGGATCGGCGCCTTCTGGTAGGCCAGCTGCACGATCGTGTCGTCGTCGAACAGGTGCGCGGCGCGCAGCGACAGGTCGCCGGTCAGGTAGCTGTTGGTCTCCTGGCTGAAGCCGAGCTCGCGGACGTGGCCACCGCGCGCGGCGGGGAACACGACCACGTTGTTGACCACGACCGGCTGCGGGTAGTCGCAGCCGACGTAGCTCTGCGGCCGCACCGACACCGAGCTCGGCGTCAGCGCGTCGTCGTTGATCGGCGTCACGCGCATCTCCGACGAACTCGCCATGAGCAGCAGGTGCGACAGCGGGATGATGTGCCGCACCTGGGCGGCCTCGCGCACGGCGACGCGGAACTGGATGCGATCGCTGTCGACCGTCGGCAGCGAGTAGCTCATGTCCGACTCGGTCCCGCTCGCGGTCATCCACACATCCTGCGACAGGCCGATCGAGCCGCCGAACGCGCGGCGCCCCTCGAAGTAGGAGACCGTGCCGGGGAACCAGCCGGCCTTCGCCCACCATTGCCCGGCCGGCGAGCCGCTGATCGCCACAGCCGAGCCGCCCGGCGTCAGCGACACCTGGAACGTGTCGGGCCCGGCGTTGATGACATAGTAGCTCGTGCCCTCCTCGATGCCGGTCGGCAGCGTGTCGTTGGTCTCGAACACGATCCCCATGCCGTTGCTTAGCTGCGAGCCGTTCCAGGTGATCGTCTCGCTGCTCAGGTTCCACGACGTGATCTCGCCCTCGGTCAGCAGCGAGTTGTCGGGCAGCGGCGGCGAGATCGACAGGTCGGCCTGGATGCCGTCGTCGACGAGCTCCAGGTCGTCGGTCTCGCCGATCATTCCGAACAGGCCGTTGGCCTTCTTGTAGAGCCGGTAGCGCGACGCGCCGGTGACCGCGTTCCAGCTGATCGGGTTGTAGGCGCCGGGCACGAACAGGTTGTTGTCGACGCTGAACTCGTTGCTGGCCGGCGACTCGACACCGTTGGCGTCGATCGAGGTCACGACGTAGACGCTGGTGCGGTCGACGACGTTGAGCGCGGGCTGCACGTAGCCGGTGCCTCCGGTCCCCGACGCGATGACGCTGGCGCCACTGGAGAGGTCGGCGAGGTAGATGTTCACGCCGCCAGCGGCCGTGGTGTCGTGTGTCATGTAGTCGCCATCGGGGATCCCCTGGGCGGACAGACCGAACACGTAGACCGGCTCATTCTTGGCGAACTGGTGGGGGGTCAGCGAATCGAGCCGCGACGGCGTCGCCGTGGTGGCCACCGTCACCTGATGCGCCTGCCCGCGGACACCGTTCGGCAACGGGAGCAGCGTGCCAGGATAGCGGCAGCCGAGGCCGCTCGGCGCCGGCACCGATGCACCGAACACGATGTCGGTGCGCTCCCACCTGTTGAGCGCGACGCGCCGGAGCTCGGCCGCCGGCTTGCCGTTGCACGCCAACGACAGCACGTCGTTGCTCTGCGCCACCGACAGCTTGAACAGCTGCTCCTCGGTGTAGTAGTGCGGCACGTCGTAGTAGGGCGCGAGGAACAGCGTCACCGAGGTGCCCGCCGAGGTCAGGTCGACCTTCGGGCCGAACGCGGTCAGCGACACCTCGAAGTCGTTGGTGCCCTTGTTGCGCACGTAGAGCACGTCGCCGTCGTTGATCACGCCGGCCGCCGGCGAGCCCGAGAAGTTGATGATGACCGGCTCGCCGTTGTCGAGGCCGTGCGCGCTGCCCCAGTCGATGCGGTCGGTGGTGGCGTTGCAGGTCACCGCGCCGGAGACGCCGCGCTGGTCGCCGCTCGCGAGACCCGACGACCTGCACCAGTAGTTGAGGATCGCCGGCGGCGCGTGGTCGAGGTGGTCGGGCTGGTGGTAGTAGACGGTGTCGCTCGGCCTGCCCCACGGCGTGCGCATGCAGACGAACGAGCCGACGCCGGCGCCGGTCCAGTAGACGATGTCGCCGGGCGCGTAGGCGTAGTGCATGCGGCGGTCGCCGGTGCCCGGCAACGCCCAGGTGATCGCCGTGCCCGCGAGCGCCTGCGCCTTCGTCAGCGCGACCGAGAACGTGTTGGCCGACAGCCAGATCACGTAGAAGATCGTCGTCGGGAAGACCGGATAGCCGCCCACCGGGCCGCACGAGAGGTAGGCCGTGGTGCCCGTCGAGGTGAAGTCGATCGGCGTTCCATACTGCGTCTCGGCGAGGCCGAAGTTGTTCCCCGGCGTCGGCATGTGGACGAAGTAGATGCGGTCGCGCTCCAGCGCCGCGCCGTTGCCGATCGGCATCGTCGACGCGCTGACGAGCACCGGCGTGCCGTGCGAGAAGAACGTGCTCGCCGACGCCAGGGTGTATTCGTTGGTGGTGGTGTTGACCGTGCCGATGTTGGTCCCGATGGGCCCGCTGTAGCTGGCGAAGAAGGAGAGCGTGACCGGGTCGCCAGTGTTCAGCCCGTGACTGGTTGCGGTGATCGTCGCGCCCGAGATGCTGCTGATGCTCTTCGACGCGACGTAGTCGGCCGGCTTGTCGTAGAGCAACGTTCCGCCGTTGGTGTGGAAGCGGAAGTAGCCGATCTCCCGCGAGTCGATGGTCGCGCGCCCGGCCTCGATCGCGTAGGTGTCGCCGGCCGCGAACGTGAACGAGACCAGCCGCACCTTCTTGCCGGTCGCGCTGTCGCGGATCTTGCGGATGAACTGCGAGCCCGATCGTCGCAGCGCCGTGCCCTGCGGACGGCTCACCATGTTGCGCAGCAGGGCGACGCCGTTCATGTAGCGGGCGTCGTCGACGCGGCTGAACATCTCCGGCGACATCTCGCCGCCAGCGAAGGAACGGGTCAGCTGCTTGACGTGTCGGCTCATCGGTTCGCGAGGTGGTCGGGGACGTGCTGCAGCTTGATGCCGCGCTGGTTGCCGTCCGAGCTCGCCGCGAGCCGCATGTAGCCGCCCGCCTTCTGCAGGCAGCGCTGCGAGACGCGCTCGCCCTCGTCGCCCTTGATGATCGAGCTCGCCAGCATCGAGGCCAGATACCAGGACAGCGCGGTGGCGAACAGCGGCGGGAACTGGTCGGCGTCGACGATGCGCGCGACGTAGCGCAGCGTGGCGTCGGCTTGGTTCGTCAGCAGCAACCGGCCGCCGGACATCGGCGAGGTCTCGATCGCGAACGGAATCGGCGCCGGGCCGCCACCGATCAGCAGCGGCGCGGCTTGGTCGATGCCATCCACGTCGTTGCCCAGCTGGTGGTAGTCGCTGTCCGGCGTCGGCGGCAGCACGGCGAAGGCATTGAGCGCTTCGTGCGGCACCGCGTAGCAGTAGCCGTATTGGTCGTAGAGCACGTTGCCGCCCATGAAGGTGGGCGGCGGCTTCATCACCTCGGAGAGCTCGACGCGGCGCAGCGCGAAGCCCCACTGCCGCGCCTGCAGCAGCGTGTCGCGCGCCTCGGCCCATAGCTGCTTGCACAGGTTCGCCGGCGTGGTCCCGTCGTCCAGGCTGGTGATCGAGGCCTCGCCGATGTGCGCGAGCGCCATGTTGCAGATCGAGACGATGCGCGTGCTCGGGTGCTGCAGGTAGGCGCTGCCGCCGTAGGCCAGCGCCTTCTCGATCAAGCGGCCGCCGAGCTCGGAGAGCCGCTCGCCGATGCCGGCCTCGCCCACACCGTCGTAGTGCAGCGGGTCGATGCCGTTGGTCAGCGAGGTGTCGCCCAGCTTCGGCAGGTCGTCGACCTGGGAGAGCACGGCCGCGAAGCCGTCGACGATGCCGAACTCCTCGATGTGGTTGTTGACCCAGCCCTCGTCGTCACCCGACAGCGTCAGCGTGATCGAGAAGCCGGCCAGCTGGTTGTAGTAGTTGAACGTCCCCGTGAGCTCGTAGGGGATCTCGGTGATGCGCGGCTGGATCCAGGGGATCTTCGCGTCGCCGGTGTAGGGGCTGAGCCCGGCGTCGGTGACCTGATCGCGCAGCCACGTCACCAGCGCGTTGAGCGACCGGCCGTAGTTGGTGCGCGCCTTGCCGCCGAGCGCGTCGCCCTCGCCCTGCAGCCAAGTGAACGACAGCAGGCGGAACAGGTCGGTGCTGCCCTCGGCCACGAGCGCGGCCGGCGCCATGACGGTCAGCATGCGCGCGAGCCGCTCGGCCTGCCCGGCCGGCTTCTCGGGCGCCCAGGTCAGGTGCTCGTGCCAGTTCCACCAGCCGATCTGGCCGGGGTAGCCGAACGTGTTCGAGGCCGACTGCTGGAAGATCGGCGCCGAGTTGACGCCCAGGTGGACGACGTGGATGTCCTTGCCGATCGACGCGCTGATGCGCGAAGAGAACTGCAGCAGCGAGCCGAAGCGGTCGCCGTAGGCGTAGGGCGTGATGCCGCGCGGGCGGTTGTGGATGCGCGGCCCGGTGCCGAGCTCGTTGGTCAGCGTGAAGGCGAGGCCGGGCGCCGGCGCGACGCCACCTTCCCAGGCGCCGTAGAGCTCGGTCTTGGTGTTGCCGGTGATGCGGCCGCGGATGCTGTTGCTGGTCACATACCAGCCGATGAAGCGGTTCGGCTCCCAGCTGGCCGAGGCCTGCGTCAGCATCGGCGAGCCCGCGCTCGTCGTCGACGACGTGCCCGTCACCGCGGTGCCAGCGGCCACGCTCGCGGTGTTCGAGGCCAGCGCGAAGGCGTAGGGCTGCATGTCGTTGTTCGGGTAGCGGTAGCCGGGCCCGAGGAACGCATTGGGGTTGTTGTTGTAGTGCGGCACCCAGACCTCCAGCGACGAGACGACGCTGAAGGTCGAGTTGCGGAACACGTTCACCGTGTTGGCACCGGAGGTCGGCGTGCCACCCATCCAGCCGGCGCCGTCGAGCGTGACCGTGGCGCCGCCGCCGCCGATCGAGGCCACGATGCCCAGGCTCTGGCCGACGCTGCTGTCCACGACCACGAGGTCGCCGGCGAGCAACGCGGAGAACGGCGTGCCAGCGCTCGCGGTGATCTGCGGCGCGCCGGCCGCGATCGTCGCGTTGGTGTCGGTTCCGACGTTGTTCGACCACAGCTGCGGCGTGCCGTCGCCCTGCCATGCGCCGTCGAGCACCAGCACGTCGCGCAGCACGGACGACGTGCGCGTGTTGCCGAGGATGCGCGCCCAGCTGCGCTTCGGCGTGATCACGCCGAGCACGTCGTAGAGCCACTCGACGTAGAGGTAGCCGCCGGCGAGCGCGCTCGTCGGCGCCTGGATCACCGGCGTCGCGGTGTTGGTGAACACGCCAATCGTCGAGGAGAACGCCACCGACTGCCGCGCCCCGAGCGCCCCGTAGGCCGAGTCGGCCTCGTTCGAGAAGCCGTAGCTGTCGATGCCCTCCAGGAACGTCAGCGGCAGGAACACCGCGAGGTCGTCGAACGTGGTGATGCCCGCGGGCAGCGTGTAGCCCGGCGTGCCCAGCTTGACGCCGGCGGGGTCGGGGTAGGGGAGCACGGTGCGCCCCACGTCGATCGCGGCGCCCTCGGGCTGGTAGGGCGTCAGGACGCGGACGTTCGGGTAGTCCTTCCACTTGTCGTCGGCGAACGTCAGGTAGCCCTTGCAGGTGCCCGTGAACGCGGCGCCGGTCTCGTCGACGGCCGGCACGACCCAGTCGACGTAGAGCTCGTTCGCGCTGTTGTAGCGGACCGTGGCGTAGCCACCGAGCGGATCGGTGTAGTGGTTGAAGAGCCCGGGCCCGGTGCCGCCGCTCTGCCGGTAGAGGCGCAGCTGCGCGCCCTGCCACTGCTTCGGCGTCAACGACGTGCCGACCGTGATGCGCTGGTTGTTGCCGGTGCGGTTGACGGTCGTGAGCACGACGCCGGTCAGCGCGATGCCGTTGGCCTCCAGCTTGAGCTCGGGCGCGCCCTGGTAGCCTTCGGCCTTCGATCCCCAGGGGCGCGAGTTGCTCTGGCCGCCCCAGGCGTGGCCCCAGGCGTAGCCGGTCTTCAGGTCCGCAGCGAGCTTCAGCATCGGGTCACCTCGCCGCTGCAGGTTGCCGGCCGCAGCCGCGGCGCGCTACGACCGGCTTCGATCTACTCGGCGGGCGCGCCGGTGTCGGGGTGCCCCTCGGTCGTCCACTCGGGCGGGAGGGTGTGCCCCTTCTTCGCGCGGCCGCGCTTGAGTCTCGGCGGCGCCGCCTCCTGTCCCCCGATCTCGTTCGCCGGCACGAGCGGCCCGATGCCCTTGGGCGGCATCGGACCGTCGTAGTCGAACTCGGCACCGGCCTCGTAGATCCGGTTGTTCAGGTAGCAGCGCTCCTTGGCAATCACTCGCATGGTGCTCTTCTCGCTCAGCGGACGGCCATGCCGACCGGGTAGTTGCGGTGCCAGATTTCGTTGCCGTTGGCGTCGAGGCTCTCGGCTTGCGAGAACGAGTCGACGATGCGGCACTCGAAGTAGCCACCGGTGAACGCGCTCGCGCCGTCCGCGGCGCCGTAGACGCTGGCCGCGCACGGGGCGAGGTAGCGCCGGCGGACGCCGTTGTTGTGCGACGCGCCGCTGTCGAAGTGCCTGTTCCAGAGCAACGTCGACGGCGACATGATCGGCACGTAGATGCGGCGACCGATCGCGGCCGCGGTCGACAGCTGCGTCACCGTGGTCGAGCCGCCGGTGATGCTCATGCCGCGGATGAAGGCATACTCGCCAGGGTTCGTCAGGATGCAGGCACCGGTCCACAGCGGGACGAGCAGGTTGCTCTGCAACGAGAGGATGTTGGTGTTGTCGCTGAACGCCACTCCGAGCAGCAGCTGCGGCATGACGCCGGACGTGCCGGCCGTGCCGGTGAACGCCGTCTTCAGCTTGAACTCCATGTAGAGTTGCTTGCCGTCGCCGAACAGCGACTTCGCCGCCTGCAGGTCGATCCAGCTTGCGACCAGACCGCCGCCCGGCTGCGAGCCGACGGACAGGTGGACGCCGGCGGGCGGGTAGACGAGCTCCCACCAGTTCTCGCCGATCATGTCGAAGATCATGTGCCTACTCCTTGTTCGAGGTTAGGGGCGGCCGCCTCACAGCGACCGCCCCGGTTGCGTCACTTGATCTCCGAGCCGACCGGGTAGTGGGCCAGGATGTTCGCGACGTTCTTGCCGATCTGCACGCTGTAGCGGCCGGTCGTGCCCGAGCTCGCGCCAGCCGCGATCACGTTGAGCGCGAGGTAGCGCCCCGGCGTGCGCATCACGGCCGCGCCGGCGCCGCCACCCGTGCCCGTGCCCGGCATGACGCTCGCGCCCAGCGGGAGCGGCGTCGCGCCGGCGTAGGGCGCGATCAGCTTGCCGCCGACCGCGAAGACCTGCCGCATCGACGTGCCCAGGATCCGCGCGCCCGCCTTCAGGAACACGGTCGGGATCGCGCCCGTGGTCGCGTGGACCGCGGGCATGAACACGGTCGTGCAGGCCGCGTTGGTGCCGCCCAGGGTGACGGTCGTGCCGGCGAGCGCGTTCGCCAGCGAGGTCGCCACCTTGAAGTTGTTCGCGTCGCTCGGGACCGCGAAGTAGAGCGTGTTGGTGGTCACGCCAGTCACGGTGCCGATCGCCGAGAAGTAGAGCGGCGTGCCCAGCTGCAGGCCGTGCGCGGCCGCGCCCCAGGTGCTCGACGCGACCGTCGCGGTGAACGAGCCCGACAGCAGCTTGCCGCTGGTCGTGGCGTTGCTCAGCAGCGACGGCAGGATCGGCACCGAGACCAGCTGGAACTCCAGCGTGGCCACCGGCGACGTGGTCGTGAACGCCGTGGTGATCGAGACGTTCATCTCGATCTGCGTGCTGCCGATGTCGTCGATGCCCGAGCCGATCGGGTTCGACGACTGCAGCAGGTCGATGGTGTAGGGCGTGGTCGCCCCACCGGTGATGGTGTTGCCACCGAGGCCGCCCGGAGCGGCCGCCCCGTTCGGGACGGCCTCCGCGGTCGCCATGATGATCGCGTTGTCGGTGATCATTGGGTTGAGCTCCTGTTGGTGTTGGTGATCAGCCTCAGCTGACCACGGCCTCGGTGTTGAGGATGGCGTCGCACTGGCGGATCGGGATCCCCAGGAACGACAGCATGGACGACGGCGTGCCGAACTGCGTGGCCGCGGTCTGGATCGTGAGGCCGCTCGCGGCGCCCTTCTCCATCGCGGTGCGCATCAGCGCGGTGAACACCGTGCGGTTCATGTAGAACACGCACTTGCCCATCGCGGTGTTGGGGATGCGCGCGATCGCCTTCGCCATCAGGTGGATGATGTTGGTCACCACCGTGGTCGCGTAGATGCCCGCGAGCTCCTCGATCTTGTTGGTCGCGCCGCCGACCTCCAGGTTGCAGATGCGCGCGGCGTAGCGCCAGTCCTTGACGACCAGCCCGGTCTTCCACTGGAAGCGCTCGGCGAGCACCTCCAGGCGCAGGGTCGGCAGCAGGCCCGAGGCGATCGTGTCGGTCGTCGCGGCCTGATAGCTCGTCTGGCGGCCGAGGTCTTCCTGCAGCAGGCCCGCCTTCGAGCCCTTCGGGTAGATGCAGAAGACGGTCTGGTCGCTCCAGCAGATCAGCCAGACCGAGGTCTGGATGTTCGCGGTCGTGCCGCCGCCGTTGATGATGTTCTGCGCGTTGCCGGCCGACAGCGAGGAGTAGCGCGGCGCCATGCCGAGGAACTGCTTCGGGTCGACGCTCGGGTTGCCGTAGAAGAACCCGGTCGCGTAGGTCTGGTTCATGCCCTCGATGAACAGCCGCGCCTCCGACATGCGGAACTCGGCGGTGTTCCCGTTGAGCATCGCGAGGTCGATGTCCACTTCGCTGCGCGCCTCCAGGATCGCGCACGACTCGTCGACCTGCGCGGTCGTCGCCTTGCTGGTCGGGATGCCCTGGTTCAGCGCGCGGTAGTAGACCGTCGGCAGACCAGTGGCCACGGTCACGCGGTGACCGGTCGGCAGGTTGCCCTGCACGTAGATGGCGTCCTTCACGACCGCGTTGGTCTGCTCCAGCAGGTTCGCGATCACGGGCGTGGAGCCATCCGGGTCCACGCGCTTGCTCCAGTCGATCAGGGTCAGGTTGGGCATTGCTAGCCTCTCGTTGGTTTCAGGGTGTTAGGTGCTCTTGGGGTAGAGCTTCTTGGCCATGGCGGCTTCGTCGTTGAGGTTGACCGACTGTCCCTCGTTACCGCCCACGAACTTGTCCTCGGACACCTTCCGCCCGACCTTCACCAGGAAGCGCAACACCTCCGGGTGCGAGCCGAGCGGACCGTTGAGCAGCTGCTGGAGCTCAGCGTTCCCGTAGGCCTTCACGGCCTTCTTCGCGACGGCGAGGTTCTCGTCGAGCTTGGGCCCGCCGATCTCCTTGTCCGTCTTCACGGCCTCGATCCACTTGGTGTGGAGCTCGGCCTGCTGCTCCATGGCCCGGCGATGGATCGTCGGGACCACCTTGTCGAGCAGCTTCTGAGCCTTCGACTGCGACAGGTCGAGCTCGCGGGCAACCTCGGCGAAGGAATCGAGCACCTGCTCGTCGAGTTGGTGCTCGTCGGGCAGACCCTTCGGCACCTCGAACTCGTAGAGCTCGGGGGCCTCCGGCTTGCCCTTGTCGTCGGCCTTCTTCTCGTCGGCCGGCTTGCCCTCGTCGGCCTTCTGGTCGGCCGGCTTGGCGTCCTTCGCCTTCTGCTCCGCGCTGTCCTGCTGCGCGTCGTCCTGCTTCTGCTCGGCCTTCTGCTGCGTGTCCTTGCTCGCAGCATCGGCCTGTGCCGTGTCCTTGCCCTGGGTTTGGTTTGCCTCGGCTAGCAACGGCGTCGTCATTCGTCGGTCTCCATGAACAACAGCTGGAAGTTCTCGAAGGGGATCTCGCCGTGGACGAGCAGCTGTGTGAGTCGCGAGAGCAGCTGCAGGCCTTTGACCCGTAGCCCCTCGTTGAAGCACATCTGGCCGTAGTTGCTGTGGAACGACGACGAGATCGAGCCCGGCATAGCGCCGGCCTCGCGCAGCTGGCGGCGCACGATGCGCCGACCCCTCCGACCCGACAGCATCCACACGAGATCGTCCTTCTGGTTGTCGGCGGCCACGCTGTCGCGCAGCCGACGGTCCTCCTCGCGCGCAGCCTGCGCGTCGAGGTCGAAGGGGTCGTGCTCGGTCGATGCCGTCATCGTGCGCGAGATGCTGCACGCTGTCGGCTTTCCCGCCAAACGGGTCAGGATTCCCGCGGAGGAAGAGGGCGCGCCGCGGGTCCACAGGTCTCGCCGAACTGTGGGAGGAGACCGCACCATGCAGGCGGCCGCGGCGCGCCCAGAATGTCAGGCCGGCGTCTCCGGCTTCGGCGCCGCGACCGGTTCTCCTCGGAGCCGACGCGCGCGGTTGCGCGACCAGTTCGTGGCGACGTAGGAGCCCGTCCCGAAGAACAGGCCGCTGCCGATCGCGATCACGTCGTTGACCCAGGTGCTCGGGTTGAGCGCATCGAGCAGCAGCTGCAGCTGCTCGTTCGTCAGGATGCCCTGGCGGTAGAGCTCGCGCAGCACCTCGGCGGCCTCGCTCTGGCGAGGGGTCATGCACGCCGCGAACAGCAGTGCCACGACCAGGAACAGGACGATGGAGCGTGTCTTCACTTGGTCACCTCCGGCACGGTCATGGTTGGATTGTTCGCCTTCAGCAGCGCGACCCACTCGCGCATGTCCGATCGTCGCCACCTGTCCGCGCCGTTCAAGGTGACGGTGTCCTGGACCTGCTGCAGCTGGATCTCGATGCGCTGGAACTTCAGCGCGAACTCGTGGTCGCGCGAGCTCTGCTCGGTCTTGAACTCATGTAGCACCGACGACAGCTGCCACGTCCCTCCCGTCGCCGCCAACACGACTGCGATCAGCAGGCCGAGGGGGACGAGCGTGCTCTTGTCGAGCGTGAACACGGGCAGCTTCTCTTGCGCTGGTGTCATGGCTTGGCGGGCTTCTTCTTCTTGACGTGGAACCGCGCCGCCGGCTTGCCGGCCGCGGCGCGCTTGGCGTTGGTGATCCTCGCAGCGTGTTCCTTCAGCTGGTCCTCGCTGTAGTTCGGGTGCTGCTTGCGCAGCGACTCCTTGATCGCCTCGTAGTCCTTGGGCACCGGTCACCTCGGTGGGAGCGCGTCTCCCGGCACGATCTGGATCTTGTTGGGATCCTCGACCACCTGCTCCGGCACCCAGTGCAGGGCGAGGCCGAGGTGCTTGCCGACGTTCTGCGACAACCAGAGCAGCGCGTTGAACACGCGGCCGGCGTCGACCCGGGTCGTGGCCGTGATCTGCGCCACGTCCTTCTTGCTGTGGATCAGCACCGCGCCGCTGCCGTGCGGGTAGAGCGCTTCGAGCGCCGCCTGCCGCACGCCGTGGTCGTCGTGGCGCAGCCCGGCCACGATGTCGGTGTCGGTGAGCCGGCGCGGCGGCGCCGTCTCCTTCTCGTAGTGCTTGCGCGGCTTCGCGTCCTGCGCGCCGCTCTCGCCAGCTTCCTGGGGTCCGTTCTCGGTCTTGAGCAGTTCCATGGTCATCCTCCAACGACGTTGGCGTCGATCCAGTCCGCGAGATCCTGGCAGTCTTTGACGCCCGAGCCTGCCAGTGAGCCGACCCAGTTGTCGGCGTTGAGCGAGACCTGCGTGCCGTCGTGCGTGTGCGACAGCGGCGCGTAGGTGCCGGTGTGGTTGTGCCCGAGCGCCGAGTAGCTGGCGTCGTGGTTGTGCCCGGCCGCGGCGAACGCGCTCGCGTCTTCGACCGCGGCGTCGCCGAGCCCGAGCTCGGTGCGCTGGTCGCTGGCCGCGGCCGCGGACATCAAGGCCTCGCCGGCCGGCGTGATGCCCAGGCCGCTGCGCACCTTCCTGAGCTCCTCGTAGCGGCGCTCGCGCGCGCGGCCGGCGAGGGAGCGGTCAGGGTAGCCTGCGCGGATCCGGGTCACAGCGCGCCCCCGTAGCCCGTCAGCTGGCCCATGGCGTCGGTGAGCGCGTTCTGCTGGCCCTGGCCGGTCGGCGCGGCCGCGAGGTCGCGCGCGGTCTTCGCCTGCTGCTGCATCAGCTGCGCCTGCTCCATCGCGGCCTGGGCGCGGCCGCGAGCCTCGCGCAGCGCACGCACCGCGTCGTCGTCGACGATGAGCTCGGTGTCGATGCCCAGCATCTGCGAGTAGCTGTCGACCCACTTGTCGAAGTTGATCTTGTCCAGCACCTCGGGCTTGATCGCCGCGACCTGCAGCACGTTGCCCATGAAGCGGTCGACGGCGTTGCTGCCGATCGCGCGCTGCGCCTGCGCCAGGATGCTCACGAACTCGACCGACAGGTCGAGGCCGTAGAGCTCCTGCGGCGGCGGCGGGATCAGGCCGACGCGCATCATCTCGTCGAAGGTGATGTCGATCAGCGGCTGCAGGAGCTCGTTGTGCAGGCGCTCCAGCACCGGCCCCAGCATGAGCAGCTTCTCCTCGTGGCGCTCCGCGACCTCGGTCGCGGTCATGCGAGTGTTCGGGCCGGCGTTCGCCAGCATCAGGAACAGATCCTCGTAGAACGCGCGCTGGATGCGGATGCGCACGTCCTGGATGTCGAGCAGCAGGTGGTCGAGCTCCAGGTTCACCTCGAACGCGGAGCGGATGCCGCCCTGCGGCGTGACCTGATCGAAGGGCAGCAGCTGGCCCGGCTCGTAGTAGGAGACGCCACCGGGGAACCCCTCGATGTCGCGCTCCTTCATCGAGCTCGGCACCTGCAGCGGCGGCTTCGTCTTGTAGTCGATCGCCTGCCCCTTGCGCAGCTGCTCCTGCTGCAGCTGGCGGATGTCGCCGAGCGCCTCCATGCCCGGGCTCGTGCCATACACGTCGCCGCCGGCGACCTGCCAGCGCGGTGCCAGCACGGGGAAGCGCTCGAACCCCGACTCGCGGAGCAGCTTGTCCTCGTCGCCGCCGAGCTCCAGGTAGCACGACTTCCACGGCATGTCCTTCGCGTCCGGCGAGCGCAGGTCGCGCTCCTGGTCGGCGCGCGGCTCGATGACGTGGAGGATCTGCACCGGGCCCTCCAGGTTGCGGTCGTCGAACTGCTCCTGGACGTGCCGGCTGCAGTTCTCGTAGCCGAACTCCTTCACGGTCTCGCCCACCGTCTTCTCGAACTCGCGGTAGAGCGCGACCACCGTGCCCTTGTAGTCCTGCTGCAGGCAATACTCGCCGGCCGTGATCGGGTAGCAGTGGATCACGTTCTGGAAGTCGGGCAGCACCATCACGCACGCGGTGCCGAAGGTGCCGAGCTCCTCGTAGGCCTGATGCAGCGCGCGGTAGACGTTGCTCTTGCTGAACACCCGCTGCATGCGCTGGACCACGTCGTCGAGCCACGCGCGCACCGGGTAGTAGTCGGTGAGGTCGGGGTCGGGCGTCGTCAGCCGGAACCACGGCCGCGCCGGCGAGGTCACGCCAGCCATCATGCCGGCCGCGAGCACGCGCAGGCTGCGGGTGCCCGTGTTGTCGTAGATCGAGTTGTAGCGAGCTCGGCTGGTGCGGTTGCGGTCGCTCACGAAGAAGCGGCCGTTGCGCGGCAGGATGTGCCGCGTCAGGTCCGACCAGTGCGTGACCCACGAGGAGCGGTCGGTCTTCAGCGCGCCGTAGCGGCGGATGTAGGCCTCGCGCTTCCCGGTCGCGGTCTTCATCTCGTAGGTCGCCGGCATGCGATCAGCCTCCCAGCATCGAGGTCTGGCCCAGCTTCACCGGGCCCGCCGAGCGCGTCGCGCCGGAGGTGCCGGTCAACATCGTCGAGCTCGGGCCCATCAGGCCGCGCTGTCGCTCGCCCGCGAGCAGCGAGGCCGTGTTCGGCTTGCGCGCGTTGGCCTTCTTCTGCTCCATCTCGGCACGGCGCTGCTGCGCTGCGGCCGCGGCCGCCGAATCCTTCTGCGCCTGCTCCTGCTTGCGCACAGCCTTTCGCTGCGCGGTGGCGCCCCTCTCGCCCGAGTAGACGCCGTAGGCCAACGCGGCCACCGCAGCTGCTGCCCCAACGTATGCCATGTCTAGAGCTCCTTGCTGTAGATGATGTCCTGCACCCCGTAGCCCATGCGCGGCAGCACGTCCTTGAGCACGAGCTCGGGGCGGTCCTTCGCGTGCCACGTCATCATCCGAGCGCCGCGCTCCCTGGCCTTCGCCTCCGTCGCCAGGATCAGCTGCAGGCCTCGACGGCCGCGCCTCCAGTTCTTGTCGACGAACAGCAGGTCGTTCTGGCAGTAGCGCAGGCCGGCGTAGTGCATGTGCTCGATCACGAGGTTGACCGAGTAGCCGATGAGGGTCTCAACGCTCGGGTGCGTCTGCACCGCGAACATCCCGAGGATCAGCAGCATGCCCTGCTCTTCGAGCGCGTAGTAGCGCTTCCAGTGCGGGTCCAGCTGCATCACGCGCTTGTTCAGCGCGACCTCGTCCCAGTGCTCCTCGAAGAGCAGCGCGACCTCAGAGCTCCTGCGCACGTCGTCGACGCGGAGCTCGCGGATCTCGATGGTGGTCTCGCTCTTGGTCCTCGGCATGGTCGCGCAAGGTAGGCGCGCCCAGCTTTCCCGCCTAGAGGTCTCGGTAGGGGTCGTATTCCCGCGGGGTCGTGCCGCGGACCGCGCGGCGCGAGATCGAGCGCTTGGGCGTGTCGATCAGGGCGAGCACGTAGGCGCTGGCGAAGTCGGGCGAGCGCTTCAGCTTGTCGACGATCTCCTCGCGGCTCTGCACCTGGATCACCTGCCCTGCGATCTTCCACTTGGGCGTGGTCAGGTCGGCGAGCAGCCGCTTGTCGCGCGGCAGCTGGATGCCGGTGTTGCGCGACGGGTCGAGCGCCTCGCGCATGCGCCACCACACCATCGAGCGCGTGTTCTTGAACCGCAGCCCGCCGTCCTCGGCGACGCCGGCCGCGGGGTCGCCGACGTTGACGCCGACGACCTGCTGCCCCGTTGCCATCAGGTGGCCGTAGGGCTTCGCGCCGACGCCGAACAGGTCGAGGTGGATCACCGCGTCGTCGCGCTTCGCAGCGAGCACGTAGCCGGCCACGGTCGGCCCGTCCTCGCACTGGTCGCCGCGGTAGGTGATCGGCTCGTCGAACCACATGCCGTGCCGGCGCGCGATCACCGTCAGGTCGCGCCCCTTCATCGCCACGTCGACGCCGATGCTGTCCATCGGGTCCAGCTTCGCCGGCTTCGACCAGCGCGCCATCGCGGCCTCGACCCACTTGGTCGGGATCACCTGGAACGGGTCGTCCTCGACGCCGGCGTGGAAGTCGCCGTAGAGCAGCTGCGAGCGCAGCGGCTCGGGCATCGACTGCAGCTGGCGCATGTAGCCGGTGCCCATCAGGTAGGGGTTGTCGGTCACGCGCGACGGGATGAAGGTGCGCGAGGTCGGCTTGATCACCTCGTCGCCGGCCTTGAACGGCGCGGGCCCATCGACCTCGCGCTCGACGCCGTCGACCGTTGCGAACCAGCGGAGCTCGCCGGGCTGCGCCGGGTTCGGGTGCGCCTTGTCCAGCCA